CATCTCTACGCCTATACCCGTCATAGGACCGATAACTCCCATTGACCTATCTTTCGCTGCTGCCGATAAAAGTTTGGCTCGTTCTATTTGTTCTTTTGTGAGTTCTGGTGTTGGTGTAGTTGTGGTTGTGGTGGTAGTTGTTGTAGCGAGGTCGTTTTCCTTAGCCTTTTGCGCTGTTATCCCAAGCAGCTTTGATAGCCTTTCGTATTCTTTGTTCGTTTTTTGTATTGTTAAAAGCCTGTTGTTCTCAGCGTTCAACATAGCCTTGATGGCGTTGTGCAATTCAAGGGTATTAGTGCCGCCAACCTTAGATTGCGACATTACGCCACCGACCTTTGTTATTTCATTTAAAACAGCATCAGAGCCTTTGTCCCCAAACTCTTCAATCGCCCCAAGTATGCCTATAAAAAAGGCGTCAGCCTGCGCTTTGCCTGCTGTTTTGAGATAACCGCTAGACTTTGTCTGTGCGCTATCGGCTACCTTGCGCAGCCGCTCCATAGCATTCCGTGCATCGTCTACCGCTTTTTTGTTGGCGTTCTCTAAATCCTCTTGGCGGCTTTTGAGGAGTATGGATCGTAGTAGTTCTTTGTTTGCTGCTCTTTGCGCTGTCTCTATGTCTTGAAGGTTTGCCTTTTCGCTAAGTTGGTTAGGTAGATATTTACCATATCTCTCATTGACCTCCTTGATAGCTTTAGCCCTAGCCTCTGTGCCTTCCTTTGTTCGTTTTAAGACCGAGAACATAGCATCCATTCCCGCCTTCTCTGCCGTGAGATTCTTGGCGAATGTACTTTGCTCTCTTGTGGTCTTTTTGTAGGATATAGCAAGTGCGGCAAATGCAGCTACTACAACCCCCACCGTACCCGCTAGTGCCGTCATAGATAAACCCAAAGGCACAAGTACCCCCATCAAAGATGATGTAATTGTTAGCAGTTTGCCTATACCGAATGCAAGTGGTCCGATTGCTGCGGCTAGTGCAGATACTACTACTATTGTGTTCTTTACACTATCAGGAAGCGCACTAAAAGCACTTGCCAACTTTGTGACAAATCCCGTCAGGGCATTAACAACAGGGCTTAGTCTATCGCCAATGTCAATCATAACACCCTCAACGGCACTCTTTAATCTAAGGAATGCCCCGTTAAGCGTGTCATCCATGACCCCCGCCATTCTCTTGGCTTCCCCCGCAGACATATCAAATGTCTTGTTCAGCTTAGATATTTGTTCAGCATTCTCGGCTATTACAGTAGCTACCGTTGTGCCTCTTTTGCCGAACATTTCTAGGGCGGTGTTAAGTGGGTTAGAACTAGAACGGATCGCGTTCATTGCCTCGTCCCAGGTCATCCCCGAAGCCGCCAAGTCTAAGAAGATGTTACGAAGCGCAGTCCCCGCAGTACTAGCATCTATACTGTTGTTAGTAAGCACCCCCATTATCGCGGTAGTCCGCTCTAAGTCTGCCCCTGCTTTTCGTGCAACAGGCGCAGCCGTACTCATAGCTACTTTGAACTTTTCTAGATCAAGTGCGCTATTGCTAAATGACGAAGCCATTACATCGGTAACGCGCCCCATGTCTTCAGCTTGTAACCCAAAGGCTCTCATAACCCCTGCTGCTACCGTGGCGCTCTCGGCTAAGTCCTCGCCCGTTGCTAATGATAGAGCAAGTATAGAGTCTGTGGAAGCTGTTATTTCTGCCGTGCTTAGACCTAACTTGGATAGGTTGAGTTGAAGTTCAGCAACCTCACTAGCTGTGTATCTCGTTGTCCTTCCAAGTTCTAGCGCATTTTCTTTGAGTTGTTCAAACTCCTTAGATGTCGCTCCGCTAATGGCTTGAACCTTTGCCATGCTTTGCTCAAAGTCAGCAAATGTTTTTACAGCTAAGCCCCCCGCAATACCCAAAGGCAGCGTCAGGCTTCGCGTCATACTCTTGCCGAACTTTTGGAACTGCTTACCTGACCTCTTTAGAGATCGTTGAGCGTTCTGCAAATTGGTTGAGAACTTACTAATGTCAAGCCCTAAGACCGCATTAACTATCCCCGCTTTCCTACCTTTTCCCATTTCTTAGAGTCTAATTCTTTTCTAGTCTTTGGCAAATACCTCTTTGCGCGTTCTAACTTGCGCTCTAATTTCTCTCTGTCATCCTTCTCCCAATCGAACTCAAACAAGTCCTTTGGGGTTTTTAGCTTGCCCTTCGCATCTACCGTTTTCAGCATCACGAACCCTAGCCACCTACTCCGCACCCACTCATTGCGCTCTACCGCCTCTATTCGCCTTATATAGCCCTGTCGGTAGTTGTCAAACTCGTGCGGGGTCATATCAAGCCACGCCCCTGGGGGTAACCCCATTTCAGAGGCAGCCTGTTCAATTAAATCAAAGGGGTCAACACCCTCATCTACTTTCCCTCGTCCTCTGCGCTGCCCCCTTCAGTTTTTTGTTGCTCGTCAATGGCTGCTGTTAGCCTTTCCATTGCTAGTGGGTCTTCGTCAATAAGGTCATCAAGCAAGTTCCCCGTCATTGTAGGCTCTTTGCCTTCCATTCTTAACCCTTTGTTGATCGCCTCTACGCAAATAAAATGCGCTTGGTCTAATTCTCCTTGAAGCCCCATTGACATCACTTTTCTGATGACTGAATAACTCACCTTGAATGGGTACTCTTTTCCGTTTATTTCTATGTGTTTCATAATAAAAAAGGGGTCAGCATATCCACCAACCCCCTCAATCCTTACGTATGTTTAGCTATTAAATACTAGCCTTACTCAGTGTTCCCGTTCCTTGGAAGGTTACTGAGAAACTTTCGTTATCGTTGTCTGTTGCCCCGTTTCTGCTCAGTGAGGTGATGTACGCGCTTCCGCTATACTCCACATCCCCGCTATTGGCGTTTGAGTAGAGAACCGTCACAGTGTTTCGTAAGATCATATCATCGTACAAATCCTCATACCCCTCGGTAGCATCTTCCGCAAAGTAGAACTCGCCCGATGCGGTCCAACTCAAAAGACCCTCAAGCACGTCCTCCCAAGCTGTGGTGTCCTTAGTTGTAGCATCTCTAGTGTTCATGCTAATATCCAATGTAGCACTAACTGAGTGCGCTACCTTTGCTGTGTTATTGTAAATCGCACAATCGCCTCTCATTATTCCTGTTGTCTGAGCCATCTTATTCTAATTTATACTACAAACTTATTGCTCTACTTCCTCTTGCGGAGTTACAATTTTTTCAACTTCCTCGACAGGTTCTGAGCCATACACAATAGCTTGACCTTTCGCCAAAAGTTCTACGCCTCTAGCGTTCGATACTTCCATGACCGTTCCCTTTTTTCTCCAACGGTTTCCGATCTTTACCTTTTTCGTTAATTCTAGTTTCATTTTTCTCTTATTCTGAATGACATCCCTAGTTGATATTCGTCTTGGTCAGGATTCCACAGGGTGTCGCGTGTATCCTGCCAGAGTATGTTGTCTATGTCGTGTCCTGCTACCGTGCCGCTGTACTGATCTAATGCCGTTTTAAGCACGTCAGCAATCGTGTCGTTGTTTCGTGGTGACCCTTTGCAGTAGATGTAAATATCCAAGTCTGTGTATATGACAGGTGCTGCCCCGTCTTTGGTGTACTCAGGATCTTGGCTTATCTCAAATATCACAAATGGGAACGTAGGGTTCTGTGGTGCGTTCATCGGATAGATGCGCGTACTCACCTCGTCAGTGACGTTTGAATCCCCCGAAAGGATGGTATATACTGCTTCTCTAATCAACTTTAAATCCTGCTTTGCGAAGTCGTTTTAGTTTTGACTTCATGTATTTTTCTAATGCATCAAGTGTTCTTTCTCGCGTTCTGTCTCCTGCTCTGCGCAGTGCCTCACCTTTCCAATCAAGCGGGTCGGATATGTGTTGCGCTTTGGTCTTTCCTGGCATAACCATCAAGCCATAATAACCAGAAGGATTTTTGCCTCTACCTCGCGGTCCTATACTGACTGTAACATTCGTGCGGCTCTTACCGTTGTACATTTTCATGTTGCGCGACAAGTTCCCGTATTCGTATGCCACCCCGTTTCGATAAACTATGTCATGCACATCGTCACCCATTGATGTCATCTCTACGGTGTCTAAGTATGTTTTTCCCGCCTTTCTAAGCAAGGTTAATAGCTGCTTCTTTTTGTCTATATCCCGCTTCAAGTTGCGAGTGATGTACTCAGCCATATCATCAAATGCACCTTTAGGCACTTCAAACTTTATAGCGTCATCTTTAGCCATGCTTAACAGCCGTTATTTCAATCGTTTCATCTCTGCCCATTACTAATATGCTCTGTATATCCCAAGTGCCTCTAAAGCTGATTCTGTCCGCTTCGGTGATTGCGTTCGTGTCGCTGTCGTACTGCACCTTGAATATCGCCTTTATTTGCGTTTGTTCTCGCTTATCGTCTAGCCGTTCAGATCCGCTTTGATACTTGATACTCGCGTATGGTTGTGAATAGGTA